CAACACACTGGATGACCTCTACCATGTGTTTTCGCAGGCATCCAAGCTGGAGACAGTGGATGAGCTGAAGCTGCGCCAGTACGGTGGCCAGACCTTTAACAGCACATTCCTCAACTGTACAAGCCTCAAAAACATCACCATCTCAGGCAAGATCAATAAGAGCATCAATTTTCTGTGGTCACCGCTGACTGTGGACAGCATGAAAAGCATCATCGAGCATCTCACAGAGTTTTCGGAAACTGCGTATTATGCGTGGAAGAACACATTGACCTTCTCGGATGCTTGTTGGGAAGCGTTGGAAGCATCCGGGCCTGCACCGGATGGCGGCACATGGCGTGACTATGTCATGTACACACTCAGATGGAATATTTAAGGAGTGAGATTATGTCAACCGTTTTTAAGGACAAGATGGAAGTCCCCATCATCGAAAATACCAAGATGGCAATGGCCTACAAGGACAGTCAGCACATTGCCTACGAGATCATGGCGTTCCCCGGCTACGTGCTGCATGATGCTGTCCGTGACTGGTTCGATGAAGACCCGAGCACAGGTGAGCAGGAGTTCCACTTGGGATACACAAAGACCATCGCCAGCTGCGGTGCCGACTATGATTTTTCTGAAATCTCAGAGATTAAGATCGGGGAGAAAACCTATACAGCATATGGGGCCCGACAGTTCTGTGCCGTTGCGGAGGAAGACCTCCCCTCCTAGGAGGTGACCGGCTATCAGAAAGCTGAAGAAATATAAGCCGACCAAGTTTATGGCAAAAGGGTCTCGCTATGACAAGCTAGCAGCTGACTATGCGGTAAACTTTATTCAGTGCCTTTGTCATACGAAAGGCACGTGGGCAAAGAAACCTTTTGAGCTGATCGACTGGCAGGAGCAGATCATTCGTGATGTGTTTGGCACGATCAAAGCCAACGGATACCGGCAATTCAATACGGCATACATTGAGATCCCCAAGAAGCAGGGCAAATCGGAGCTAGCGGCTGCGGTTGCTCTGCTTTTGACTTGCGGTGATGGTGAAGAACGTGCCGAGGTCTACGGCTGCGCTGCTGACCGACAGCAGGCTTCCATCGTTTTCAATGTGGCTGCCGACATGGTTCGTATGTGTCCGGCGCTCGCCAAGAGAGTCAAAATTTTGGACTCTCAGAAGCGCATTATCTACCAGCCGACCGGGAGCATTTACCAAGTGCTATCCGCCGATGTGGGAAACAAGCACGGCTTCAATACCCACGGTGTTGTTTTTGACGAACTGCACACCCAGCCCAACCGGAAGCTCTTTGATGTTATGACCAAAGGCTCCGGTGATGCTCGTATGCAGCCACTGTACTTCCTCATCACCACAGCAGGCAACGATACCAAATCCATCTGCTACGAGATCCATCAGAAAGCAAAGGACATTATAGAAGGCAGGAAAATAGACCATACCTTCTATCCTGTCATTTATGGTGCGGAGGAAGAAGATGATTGGACAGACCCCAAAACCTGGAGGAAGGCCAATCCATCTCTCGGCATCACAGTAGGGATAGATAAGGTGCGGGATGCATGTGAGTCTGCAAAGCAGAACCCAGCGGAAGAGAATGCCTTCCGACAGCTTCGTCTCAATCAGTGGGTCAAGCAGGCTGTCAGATGGATGCCCATGGAGAAATGGGACAAATGTGCTTTTGCAGTTTCGGAAAGCGAGCTAGAAGGTCGCGTATGTTATGGAGGACTTGACCTATCTGCCACAACGGACATCACGGCGCTTGTGCTGGTGTTTCCGCCTGGTGACGAGGACGATAAGTATGTGGTGCTTCCGTATTTCTGGATACCGGAAGAATGTCTCGACCTTCGTGTCCGGAGAGATCATGTTCCGTATGACCTTTGGGAGCGTCAAGGATACCTCATGACCACAGAAGGCAATGTCATCCACTATGGCTATATCGAGCAGTTCATTGAAAGTCTCGGTGAACGGTTCAACATTCGTGAGATTGCCTTTGACCGATGGGGCGCTGTACAGATGGTGCAGAACCTAGAGGGAATGGGCTTCACGGTTGTGCCGTTTGGTCAGGGCTTTAAGGACATGTCTCCGCCAACCAAAGAACTGATGAAGCTAGTCTTGGAGGAAAAGCTTGCTCACGGAGGGCATCCTGTCTTGCGATGGATGATGGACAACATATTCATCCGTACAGATCCGGCAGGCAACATCAAGCCAGATAAAGAAAAATCCACAGAGAAGATTGACGGTGCTGTTGCCACGATCATGGCGCTTGACCGAGCGATCCGCTGCGGAAACGATACCGGTGCTTCGGTCTATGATGATCGAGGCATTTTCTATATTTGAGGAGGGAAACATGGAAAAACCAAAATTGCATGTAGTATCTCTCTCCGGTGGCAAGGACTCCACAGCGATGCTCCTGCGGATGCTGGAGGAGGGATGGCCTGTCGATATCATCCTATTCTGTGACACCGGCTTAGAGTTCGAGGGGATGTATCATCATATCGACAAGCTAGAGAAATACATTGGCCGACCGATTACCAGGCTGAAGTCGGACTACACCTTCGAGTATCTTTTCTTGGAACACATGCCCAAACGAAAGAACCCAGATCTCATTGGTCGAAAGGGATTTAGTTGGGCCGGCCCCAGAAATCGATGGTGTACTGCCATGCTGAAACAGCGAGTCATTGACCGGTATCTTAAGGATCTGGGGAAAGAGTATGAACTGGTTCAGTATATCGGCATCGCTGCCGATGAGCCGAAGCGTGTTCATGAGTTCAACTATCCGTTGATCGAATGGGGAATGACGGAGGCTGACTGCCTTGCGTACTGCAAGGAGCGCGGCTTTGATTGGGATGGCTTGTACGACATCTTCCACAGAGTGTCTTGTTGGTGTTGTCCGCTGCAGTCCTTTGCGGAGCTTCGGAAATTGCGACGGTACTTCCCAAATCTATGGATGCAGTTAAGAGAGTGGGACAAACAGACATGGCGAACATTCCTAAAACACTACTCTGTGGAGCAACTGGAAACGCGCTTTGCTTTTGAAGACGAGTGCCTTGCAAAGGGACTGCCGATCAAAGGCAAGGCGTTTTATTCTGCCCTGCGTGAACGACTGAAGGAGGACAAACATGAGTAAGCTCAAACATCTATTCCGATCCAGAGACAAGCCTCAGAACAGAACGGTAGGCAGTACCTATACCTTCTTCATGGGTGGTACGACCTCCGGCAAGAGCGTGACAGAACGCTCTGCCATGCAGATGACGGCAGTCTACTCCTGTGTCCGTATTCTGGCAGAGGCGGTGGCAGGCTTGCCGCTGCATTTGTATCGGTACACAGAAGAAGGCGGCAAGGAGAAAGCCATCGACCATCCGCTGTATTTGCTGCTCCATGATGAGCCGAACCCGGAGATGAGCTCCTTTGTCTTCCGGGAAACCCTCATGACCCATCTGCTCCTCTGGGGCAATGCTTACGCACAGATCATCCGCAACGGCAAGAATGAGGTCATTGCCTTGTATCCACTCATGCCGAACAAGATGACCGTGGACAGAGACGAGGATGGACAACTCTACTACACCTACCAGAGAGCTACCGAGGAAGCTCACACCATGGAGGGCAGCAGTGTCAGACTGAAGCCGTCAGATGTGCTGCATATCCCCGGCTTGGGCTTTGACGGTCTGGTGGGGTACAGCCCCATTGCCATGGCGAAGAATGCCATCGGTATGGCTATCGCCTGTGAGGAGTACGGTGCAAAGTTCTTTGCAAATGGTGCTGCTCCCGGTGGTGTGCTGGAACACCCCGGCACCATTAAAGATCCGCAGCGTGTGCGTGAGAGCTGGCAGTCTACCTTCGGCGGCAGCGGTAACGCAAACAAGATCGCCGTCTTGGAAGAAGGTATGAAGTACACGCCCATAGGCATCTCGCCGGAGCAGGCACAGTTCCTCGAAACACGAAAATTTCAAATCAATGAGATCGCTCGAATTTTCCGGGTGCCGCCCCACATGGTCGGTGACTTGGAAAAGTCGAGCTTTTCCAATATTGAGCAGCAGTCGCTGGAGTTCGTTAAGTACACCCTCGACCCTTGGGTCATCCGTTGGGAGCAGTCAATGATGCGGGCACTTCTGACAGAGGATGAAAAGGGTGCGTACTTTGTGAAGTTCAATCTGGAAGGATTGCTGCGAGGCGACTACCAAAGCCGTATGAACGGTTATGCCATCGGTCGCCAGAATGGGTGGATGTCCGCCAACGACATCCGGGAGTTGGAGAACATGGACCTGATCCCAGAAGAGGAAGGCGGCAATCTGTACCTCATCAACGGCAATATGCTCCCCATGAGTAATGCGGGCGCTTTTGCAAATATCACACCAACTACAGAAAAGGAG